TTTATTGATACAAGTCCTGGCGAATGGATACAGACTTCATACAATACAAAAGGTGGACAACATAGTTTAGGTGGCACTCCGTTGCGTGGGAATTACGCAGGAATAGGTTATACATACGACAGAGAACATGATGTATTTTATTCTCCACAACCATATCCAAGTTGGGTTATATCAGCACCTAATTGGACTTGGGAATCACCTGTGCCATACCCTGAAGATGGTAATAGATATGCTTGGGATGAAACAACTAAAAATTGGGTGATAGCATGAGTGTAAATATATCAGGATCAAATGGAGTATTGCGTAGTTTAGATTATCAAACTCCTGTCACATTATTTACCTATACGATTATTGCTAATTCGCAAGGTGTAATTTTAAATCCAGCAGGGGCTCTAGCAGTTGGTACTGTTACTATGCCTGCTAGTCCGTCAGACGGCATGACTGTCACAATAGCGACTACACAGACAATTACATCATTAACTTTGTTAGCAAATACAGGGCAAACGGTGTCAAATGCCATAACAACGCTTTCTGCTGGCACGGCAGTTTCTTATTATTACCGTTTATCTAATACAACTTGGTACAGGGTAGGTTAATGTTTGATTGGAAAATAACTAAAGTCAGCGTAGAAGATGGGGCAATTACTCACGCTCACTACGTTTGTAAGTTAATTCAAGAACCTTTTACCGTAGAAACTGAGGGAAACTGGTATTTTTCTGACAAAATCATTAAAAAACCATTTGAGCAAGTTAAAGAGCAAGATATTACTAATTGGATTGAAAAAGAATCTATGCAAAATGGCATAAGTACAATAAAATTAAGGTTAGAAGAACAAATGGAATCTTTACACAATGCAGAAGATTATCATTTACCCTGGCTGCCAAAAACTTTCAAATTTAAAGGTTAATAATGTCTTTTAATTTATCACCAATTGCAGGAGCAGCAGCTCAATTTTTTGATAACAATGGCATACCTTTATCTGGTGGTCTTTTATATACTTATGCTTCTGGTACAAGCTCACCTCTTGCGACTTATACAACTTCAGTAGGTAATATTGCTAATACTAATCCAATTGTTTTAGACTCAGCAGGTCGAGTTACTAATGAAATTTGGTTAAATGGCGCATATTCTTATAAATTTGTTTTACAAAATGCAAGTAACGTACAGATTTGGGCATTTGATAATTTAAATGGAACTGCAAGCGCAGGAACCCAATCTTATCAAACTGCTACACAAAATCAAACAGTATTTACAGGATTAAATTATTCTGTAGGTAATAATAGCTTAAAAGTATTTGTTAACGGTAGTAAACAAATTGTTAATGTGAATTACACAGAAACTAATTCATCAAGCATTACATTTTTGAGTGGTTTAAATGTTGGTGATTTAGTTGAATTTCTACAATAAGGAATTGATATGGGACAAGTAGTCTTTCAAGCAACATTAGGTGGTCAAGTAGCTTTAAATGGCCCTAATACTGCATCTTCTTACACTCTAAATTTGCCAGCTATTTCAGATACTATTGCAACGGTTACAGGTAGTGTTGCTAACGTAACTGGTACTGTAGCTGTAGCTAACGGTGGCACAGGATTAACTTCATTGACTTCTGGTTATATTCCTTATGGTAATGGTACAAGTGCTTTTAGTTCAAGTTCAAGTTTATATTTTAGCGGAAGTAATTTAGGTATAGGTACAAGTAGCCCTCAACAAGCATTATGTGTATCAAGTAGTGGTGTTGGTTTAGAAGTTGCTCCTAACGCTGGTGGTTCATGTTATCTAGCATCATTTAATAGAAATACAACAGACTTTTTTAATTTAAGTTTACAGTCTAGTACTATGTATTTTTTAACTGGTGCATTTGGTAGTAATACAGAACGTATGCGTATAGACGCTAGTGGTAATTTATTACTTAACACTACAACTGTTCAAAATGCAAAATTTACATTAAATAATGCTTCAGGAAATGCACAAACTATTCTTTGTGGAAATGGTGCAACAGGAATAAGTATTACAAATCAAAGTGGAAGTGCTGCTTATACTTTATTAAACTTTTTTGTAGGTGGAGTTGCATATACTGGTGTTGGAAGTATTACAACTAATGGTACAACTACATCATACAATGTCACATCAGATCAACGATTAAAAGAAAACATTGTTGATGCACCATCAGGCAACATTAATGATATTAGAGTTCGGTCATTTGATTGGATAGGGAACGGCACACATCAAACATACGGTGTAATTGCACAAGAATTATTAGAAGTTGCACCATACGCTGTACATCAACCAAAAAATACTGAAGAAATGATGGCTGTGGATTATTCTAAACTTGTGCCTATGATGATTAAAGAAATACAAGAACAACAAGCATTAATAGAATCATTAACAACACGATTAACAGCATTGGAGAATAAATGACTACTTTAGTTCCAAAGTATGATTTAGGTGTTGCGAACGCAGTTAATCGTGATTTCAATTTAAAATTAAATGAAATTCTGTCTGTTAAAGATTTTGGTGCGGTAGGAAACGGAGTAAACGATGATACTACTGCAATTCAAAATGCAATAAATTCATTAAATGCTACAGGTGGTACAGTTTATTTTCCTAGAGGAACTTATAAAGTAACATCAACTATTAGTTGGACTGCTAATAATATTTATTTAGTAGGTGAAGGTAGAGGTGCATCAACAATATTAACGTATATTGTTTCTTCAGATATTATTTCAATTGGCACATCTAGCAATCCTGTATCTGAAGGTGGAATTAGTAATTTAAGTATTATAGGATCAACAACGCAAACTTCAGGTTCTGCAATTCATATTACAAACTCACATTTTATAAGAATTTCTGATGTAATCATTGGTTACAATTTATATACAGGTATAACATTAGATGGTGGTGCATCACAATTTGAATATTTTATTGATAATTTTGAAATTGATCAATGCACGTATGGAATTGTTTTAGGAACAAACTCATCACCACAAGACGTTTTTATTTCTAATGGCATAGTAAGTGGATGCCCAAATACTGGAATTTTTGCTCAACAAGTATCAGGGCTCTATTGTTCTAATTTAGATATTTTATCGTGTTATAAAGGTTTTGCTACAGGCCCATATCCATCACAATATGCTGCTGATATGTTTTTTGACACAGTTTTGTGCGATACCTGTACAACTACTGGATGGAATTTTTTTACAAATGGTGGAACTGTAGAACAAGTTAATATGGTTAATTGTTGGGGTTCAACTAACAATAATCATGGATTAGAAATATCTGCAGGATGTTACTCATTTTCAATAACAAATTTTAGAGCAATTAATAATAAATATCATGGTATTTATGTACAAGGTGGTCAAAATTTAGGATTTGTAAATTGTCAATGTCTAGCAAATTCTATGCAAGGATTAAATCAATATAGTGGAATTTCAATTGATGGAACAGATACAAATGATTTATCAATTATAGGTGGAAAATATGGATCTGGCTGGCAAGCTGCTGGGTTTAATAATCAGCAATATGGTATTTTTATTTCAACTGGCAATATAAATAATTATTCTATTATAGGTGTTGATACAACTGGAAATAATACAGGTAGCATATCAAATGGTGGTTTAGGGCCAACACAATACATAATTGGCAATCCTGGATATGTTACTAGTTCTATAGGTAGTGCCACAATTACATCAGGCACATCAGTTGTAGTAAATCATGGTTTATCTGCAACTCCATTACCCTATAGTATTCTTGCAACACCAATTACAAGTTTAGGTAGTGCAACATATTGGGTAGATACTATTACATCAACAACGTTTAAAATAAACACAACATCTTCCGTAACAGCAATTTTTGCATGGCAAGCAAAAATATCTGGGGGATAATATGACACAACCAATTGATATAATTTCTCGTTCTTTAAAAGATATAGGAGCATTAGAATCTGGTGAAGCTCCAGACGCTTACCAAGCTCAAGATGCTTTTGATATGTTGAATGATATGCTTGATCAATGGTCAAATGAATCAATGATGGTATTTTATAAAACAGAAATCATTTATCCAATATCACCAGGTGTCACACAATATACAATTGGTCCAGGTGGTTCAATAGGTTCAGTATTTACAGGTTCTATTACAGGCACAACACTTACAGTTACAGCTATTTCTAGCGGCGCAATTGCTATTGGTCAAACTTTAAGTGGCACAGGTATTGCTAATGGCACTACTATTGTTGCGTTCAATAGTGGCGCAGGCGGTAATGTAAATGAAGTTGGAACATATACGGTTAACATAAATCAAGGTGTTACATCAACTACTATTAATTCTTATTATCAAAGACCTTTATCTATCAATAGTGCTTTTGTGCGTATTAATACTAATAGCAACGGTCAACCAATTGTTAATGGTGGACTTGATTACCCAGTTGCTATTCTAAACGTAGAAGATTACGAAATGATTGGTTTGAAAACATTAGCTGGCCCTTGGCCTAAAGCTCTTTACTATCAACCAAGCGAAACATTAGGCAATATTTTTGTATGGCCTAATCCATCACAAGGTGAAATGCACATATTTGCCGATACTGTATTGAGTCGTTATACAACAATGTATGATTCTATGCAATTGCCACAAGGCTACTCAATGTGTTTAAGATGGTGTTTAGCTGAACGTTTAATGCCGATGTATGGTAAAGCATCACAAACGCAAATAGCCATGATTAATGCTTATGCAGCGCAGTCAAAGAGTACGATTAAACGCACGAATATGAAACCTATTCAGAGTGCTAGATTTCAAGATGCTATGTTATCAAGTAGGCAAAAAGATGCAGGCTGGATATTATCTGGTGGTTTCTTTAGATAATGGCAGATTTTGGGTTCGTAGGCCCATCTTACGAAGCTCCATCCATTTATCAAGATGCACAAGAGTGCATTAACTTTTATCCTGAAATTGATCCATTTAAACAAGATCGTGGCGCAATAGCATTATATCCAACACCAGGATTAACACAAATATTGCAATTAAATAATGCACCTGTTCGTGGCATGAGAGCTTTATCTGGCGGTAAATATTTAATCATAATTGTTGGTTCTAAAGTTTATTCTATTGTGTATTCAAATGGATATGTTAGTACACAAATTGGTAATTTAACAACCACCACTGGTTCAGTTTCTATTACGGATAATCAAACATATAACAATGGTTTGACTGCTTACATTGTTGATGGCCCAAATCGTTACACATGGATTGCTTCAACTAATACATTTGCCATTATTTCAACAACAGATGGGCCGTGGACTGGCGGAAATGTTTGTGATGTTGTAGATAATTATATTATTTATAACCAGCCAAATACGCAAAATTGGGCTACAACAACTGTAAATGTTACAACAAGTCCTGCATTATACGGTTCTAAGGATGGATCACCAGATAATCTTGTATCTTTAATTGTAGACCGCAGACAAGTGTTTTTACTTGGTGAAGTAACAACTGAAGTATGGACTGATGTTGGAAGTACGATACAAGGTATAACAACTTTTCCATTTCAGCGTGTGCCTGGTACAAATATGCAACATGGGTGCGCTGCACCATTTTCTATTGCAAGATTTGCCGAAATGTTTATGTTTGTTTCTAAAGACACTAGAGGACAAGCAATTATAGGCGCAATACAAGGTTATCAGTTTGTTAGATTATCAACCCATGCGGTAGAGCAAACTTTGATGAATCAATCTATAGAAGATGCTGTAGCTTATACATACCAGTTAGAAGGCCATGAAATGTATGTGGTTTCTTTTCCAAGCATTGATTTAACTTGGGTATATGATTTAACAACAAAAATGTGGCATAAATGGTTATCTTGGGATCAAGCATCTGGTTATCATCGACATAGAAGTAACTGTGGAGCATTTTTCAATAATGTTTATTTAGTTGGTGATTATCAAAATGGAAAAATCTATCAATTAGATAATGCAGTTTATACAGATAATGGAAACACTATCCGTAGATTGCGTAGAGCCCCTCATTTAGTTGCTGATTTACAAAGACAATATTTTAATGAATTACAGATACAATTTCAGCCTGGAGTTGGAACTACAGGACTTTCATATCCATTACAACATAATCAATTAACTCCTTATTCAATTTATATTTCTCCATCTGCAATTTATACATTAAAACAAAATGATCAATTAGGAGTTGAAGCAACTGCGCCTATCACCAATGAAACACCAACAACATACCCACAGGCAATGTTACGTTGGTCAAGTGATGGCGGTTCTACATGGAGTAATGAACATTGGGTAACAATAGGTCAACAGGGTAAATATAGAAATCGAGCAATTTGGAGAAGATTAGGATGGTCAAGAGATCGCATTTTTGAAGTTGCGGTAAGTGATCCTATTAAGTGCGTGATTGTTTCAGCAAACTTAAAAGGTGAAGCTGGTGAACACTAATATAAATTTTCCACAAGCTCCATTTTTAGATAACTTAACACAACGACCAGCATTACCTTGGTTATTATGGTTACAAAATCCTACGGTAGTTAGTGTTAATTCATCAATTGGAATACCTGTAACATCTGGTGGCACAGGATTAAATACAGCACCTACAAATGGTCAATTATTAATTGGTAATAATGGAATTTATGCTTTAAATACATTAACCCCTAGTTCTGGCATTGGCATCACTAATGGTGCTGGTACGATTTCTGTAGCAAATACAGGTGTTTTATCTAACATTGCTGGCGCAGGAATTAGCGTATCTAGTCCCACAGGTAATGTTACTATATCCAATACAGGTGTTTTATCTTTTAAAACTACATTATCAGGGCTTACTCCAAGTACAGCGACTACAGGTGCGGTAACTTTAGCTGGTACTTTAGGTGTACCGTCTGGTGGATCAGGTGCAGTAACTTTAACTGGTTATCTTAAAGGTAATGGTACATCACCATTTACGGCAAATGCTACGATTCCTTATACAGATATATCAGGTGGATTAACAGCAACAATTACAACTGCTAAATTAACAACATTAGGTTCAAATGGAAGTATGACGTTTGTTAACGGTATTTTAACAGCACAAACACAGGCTACATAATGACTGAATTACAAGTTCTTTATGATTCTGTTAAGCATCGAACAAATATAAATTATGAAACATTTGCAAATAATTTAAAAGATTGGCAAACAACTGGATTGTATGAAAAAAATGAATTAATTGGTTGTGTTATACAAAAAGAAAATGAAGTACATATAGGTTATAGACAAAAACCTATGGCATCAATCAGAAAACATTTAAAAAGTACGTTAAAACGTGTTATTGATGAATATGGGTGTGCTGTAACATCAGTAGCAAATGATAATAAAATAGGATTAATTTTTTGTAAACGATTAGGATTCTATGAAATTGGGCAAGAAAAGAGTAAAATTAACTTAAAATGCGATAGGTGCAAATATGTTGACTAAAATTTATGCTAGTAGAGCTTTAACCCGTACAATGGGTATGCACGATCCAATTGGCGATCCATTTGGTGGCGTAGCTTTTGGTGAAAAAAATGATCCGATAACTGCTGCAGTTGTTGTTGGTGGTGGATTGATTGGTAGTTCTATTGCTGCTAAAGGTCAAAGAGATGCTGCTAGTACACAAGCTGCTGCTAGTCAAGCAGCGCAAAATCAAGTATTGGCTGCTGGACAACAGGGCGCACAACAATATTTACCTTATCAGCAATTAGGTCAAACAGGATTAAATCAATTAAATGCTCAATTACCTTATTTAACGCAACAGTTTGGCCCAGAGCAATTAAAAGCTAATTTAGCACCTAATTATGACTTTATGTTAAAACAAGGTCAAGGCGCAACTATTCAAAATGCTAACGTAGGTGGTGGCGGATCAAACGTCAATTTAGCAAATCAAATATTTAGTCAAAATTATGCACAAAACGCATATCAAAACGCATTTAATAATTATCAAGCACAACAAACTAATATTTATAACAGATTAGCAGGCATATCAGGTATTGGATTACAGGGTGCAACTGGCGCGGCAAATGCTATGATAGGCACAGGCACAAACGTGGCTGGATTAACTTCTGGTTTAGGTAATGCACAGGC